AAGCACAGCAGCAGCCACCAGATCCCGGCCGGGATCCAGCGCGGCTGCGCGAAGGGGCAGAGCGCGCTGCCGGCGGAGGTGGTGTCGGCGTCCGCCAGCGGCTCCTCGATCAGCGCGCCCGGCCGCCCGGCACCATTGTCCGCCGCGAGCGCCATACGCAGGAGTCCGGCCGCGCCCGTCGTCACACTGACAGCCGTGGCCGAGAACAGCCCGGGCCGCGCCAGCACGTAGGGCACGCAGTACAGCCGGTTCGCCGTCATCGCCACCGCCCCGCCCACCGCGCGCGCGTGCTGCGAGGCGTAGAACCGGCCCGAGACGTAGGGCAGCATCGCCGGGCTGGGCGGCAGGTGGTGCTGGAACAGCGCGGTCATGCGAGCGGCCGGATGCCGAGGGTGAGAAGGCGCTCCGCCACCTGGTTCACCGGCGCAGCGGCGAGGCCGGAGCGCAGCCGCAACCAGCGCCAGCCGAGCAGCAGGGTGGGCGGCAGGGTGAGCGCGCGGCCGGCGGCGACGGTCAGCACCACCTCGTTGCCGAGGTGGTCGTGGAGGTCCGCCCAGGCGGCGGGCTCGCCCTCGTCCATCGCGCCCTGCAGGGTCAGCGGGGCGTCGGTCCAGGCGGCGGGGAGCAGCAGCAGGCAGACGCCGTAGCCGACGCTGGCGACAGGGCCGCTCAGCGCCTGGCCGGCGGCGATGCTGGTGCGCACGGGCACGATCGCGGTCATGTCTAGCTCCAGGATCAGCGCAGCCAGCGATTGCCGTGCGATGGCAGCCAGCCGCGGGGTCGGGTGGCGACAGGCGCCGGCGCATCCGGCGTCGTGGGTGGCGTCGGCTCCGCCGCCGGCAGCGACAGCGCGTCCGCCAGCCGCGCCCAGCGGCCCTCGCCCCAGCCGTCCATGCCGAGCGCCGCCGCGGCGGCGCGGGCGTAGACCCGGCAGTCCAGGGCTTCGTTGCGCTCCCTGGTCTTGACCCACTCGAGGCGGCGGAAGCCGTTGCGGCCGGCGCGCGCCACCAGCTGCTCGGCCGTGAGCTGGCGGCAGAACTCCTCGCCCGCGGCGTGCACCGGCAGATGCACGTAGCCCGGCGGGAACGGCTCGCCGCTCTCCTCCGTCGGCCGGTCGAGCTTCAGCCAGCCATAGGCCTCCGCCTTGAGGAAGGACGAGCCGACCGGCCAGACCTTGAGCCCGCCGAGCTTGCGCCCCTGCCGCCGCACCTCCGTCGCCGCCGGCTGGCCGACCGCGGCGCGCAGCCCGTCCTGGCCCTTGACCGCGATGGCCCGGCCCGACCCGGCGCGGCGCACGAAGGCGTAGACCTCCGCGGTGGTCATGCCGTCGCCGCTGTCGATCGCCGCCATGGCAATGGGGAGGCGGTGCCCGCTGGCATGCCGCCAGGTCTCGCCCAGCAGCTGCCGCAACTCGTCCCAGACCGCCGCCTCGAACGGGTTCCCCGCCAGCACCCGGTGCTCCACCAGCCAGGACTGCCGGTCCTGCCCCCAGGCCCAGATGCTGGCCTCGAGCCGGTCGCGCTGCACGTCCACGCCGGCGGTCAGCAGCAGCCCGCCGGCGGGGACGCTCCCCACCGGCCAGTGCTCCCGGCGGTCGTAGAGCCGCCGCCAGTCCGGCGCCTCGCCGGCCTCCTGCCAGGTCTCCCCGAGCACGGTGTTGCGGAAGGTCTTGATCGCGCGGTCGTCGCCCTGCGCGGCGAGCCAGAGCCGGGCGATCTCCGACCACGGCATCCAGCCCGGCGGCGAGTAGAGCGCCGAGATGTGGAAGCCGATCGCGTGCGGGTCCGTCGCCATGGCGGTGGCCCGCCACTCGCCGGCCGCCAGCATCGTCGCCTTGTGCTGCTCACCGATCGGGGCGTCGCAGGCCTCGCAGAGATAGCGCGCAGTGTCGGGCGCCCCCTCGTTCCAGACCAGCCGCTCGAAGCGCAGCCACTGCATCGCCCCGCAGTGCGGGCAGGGCACGAAGTAGCGGCGCTGGTCGGTGGCCAGGTACTCGCGCTCGATGCGCGACAGGCCGGCAATGGTGGGCGTCGAGACCAGCAGCATCTTGCGCCGCCAGCCGAAGGTGCGCGCCCGCGCCTCGGCCAGCGCGATCGGATCCCCTTCGCCCTCGACGTCGCCGGGATAGGCGTCGATCTCGTCGAGGAACAGGAACCGCGCCGACATGGAGCGGAGGCCGACCGCGCTGTTGGCGCCGGTCATCACCAGCTGCCCCCCGGGGAACTCCTTCGAGAGCTGGCGATTGCCGGAATCGCGCGAGCGGGCCGGCGCCACCCGCTCGCGGATCGCCGGCGTCTCCTCGACCAGCGGGTCGATGCGCTGGTCCGAGAAGCGCTTCGCCAGCTCCGTGGTGGGCTGCACCGCCAGCATCGGCCCCGGCGCGTGGTGGATGACGTAGCCGATCCAGTTGTTGCCGCACTCGGTGTTGTGCGTCGGGATCCAGCCTTCGCCGCAAAGATAAAGGTGGCTGGGCGAGTCCACCTCGATGCACCGGACGGGCACACTCTCGACCGGCTCGATGCTGACGATGCGGCGCCGTCGGCTCTTGAGCGGCCGGCCGCGCTCCACCGAACGCATCCGCGCGACCTTGCGAGACAACCGAAACATCGGCTCCTCGCGGTAGGCGGTCCAGGATACGCGCGAATAGCCGAGGCACGCGCGATCGGTGCCGTTGATGACCTTCTGCCTCGAGGCTACCCGGTAGATCGTCGGCTTGTAGCCGAGGCTGCGCAGCAGCTCGACCATGCCCTCGATCAGGCCGGGGTCGGTGTTGCTGAACTCGCAGCGCTTGCCGTCCGGCGAGATGGTGCCGTCCGAGTCCATCAGGCCGCGGATCAGCTCGAGCCGCTGCGCGCGGCTGGCTCGCAGGTAAGCCGCCGGGACATGCTTGTTCTCCAGCACGTCGAGCATGCGCAGCCGCATCGTGAAGCGCGAGCGGTGCTGGATGCGGGCGGGCGTGACGCCGTCGTCCACGAGCCGGAAGGTCGGATCGATGACGATGTTGCCGCAGCGCCCCTTGCGCCACGCCGGCAGCCGGAAAATGGCATCGACCCCGCAGGCGCGCAGATGGTCGGCGACCTCCGCATCCTCCTCGTGGACGCTGATGTGGTTCATCGTCGCCGAACCGTCGCCGAGCCACACGCCGAGGACGTAGGGATGGATCAGCAGGTCCTGGTCCGGCAGCTCGACGGGCTGACAGCAATCGACCGCGTAGCGCCGCCGCTTGCCCCCGCCGAGCTGCGTCCGCCCGACCATGTCGCGCGTGTGGAGGGTGCGCCGGACGGGACGTTCGGCGTCCGTGAAGTCCCAGACGGGCCAGCGATGGTCACCATCGCAGACGATGCGCGTGCCGTCGTCGAAGGTGACGCCGTAGCAGTCGCGGCCGATCATGATCGGCGACACGCCGGTGACCCGGCACGCGCGTCCGGCTTCGTCGAACAGGGTGTCGCCGACCACGAGCGCGCCCATCGTGGCCCAGCCCTCGGCCGTGGGGATGGCCGTGTCCAGCGCGAGCGGCCCGCCGACCTGGGCCCCCTTCATGAACACCACCCGCCGCGCCGGATGCGCCGGCGACAGCGCGTCCATGATCTCGCGCAGATAGGGCGTGCGCGCGGTGCGCCACGGCCCGGGCTCGGCGGAGCCGCGGCTGCCGAGCAGGCGATGTCGGTCGGCCCATTCCGAGACCAGCAGCGCCGGCTCCGGCGCCATGCCGTCGCGCCAGGCCTGCAGGATCTCGGCGTCACCCTCGAAGCGGCCGAGCTCCTCCAAGAGATGCTCGCCCGCCATCACGACACCTGCACCCGGACATCGTGCCGCGCGGCGAGATGCGCGCGCAGCCGCTGGTCCATCATGGTCTGCAGCCGGTGGGCGTCGACGCCGAGCTCGGCGGCCATCTCGGCGGCTACGCGGGCCGGCCAGGCCAGGATGGCGTCGCGCTCCTCCTTGGCGAGGCGGTGCACCAGCAGCAGGGCGCGGGCCTTGTCGACCAGCCTGCCTCTGCGTTCGTCGAGCCGGAGCCGCCGCTCCTGCGCCTTGAGCACCTCGTTCGCGGTGCGGGCGTCGTGGAAGGTGTTTTGGGCAGCGCGCGGCAGAGGATCGGGCGCGGGCGGCGGGGCCACCACAGGCTGGTGCGGCGACACCATCGGACGCGGTGCTGCCGGAGCCGTTGGCGGCGCGGCCATAGCGGCGGTCTTGCGCGCCGGGTCGCTGCTCTCGGCCAGCCGGGTGCGGACCTTCTCGACGTCCCAGGCGCCGTCCGGTTCGGGCGCGATGCGGCCGGCGCGCTGCGCCTTCTGCAGCGCCGTGTGGGAGACGCCGAGCCGCCGCGCCAGCTCGCGCTGCGAGGCCACGCGGCCCGGCTGCGCGGCGGCGATCATGATGTGATCGAGATCCCTCGAAGAAAGCAATCAACGAAGCGCCGATGGCGCTTGGCTCAGCCCCCGCCGCAGCGCGAATGCTCCGTCACGCGCAGGGGATCGCCCTGCACCGGAGGACGGAGACCACGATGACCGACCGCGCAGCCCGCGCTGCCCGCAACCAGGAGAGGAGCCTCGCGGCCTTCCTGGCGAAGAAGGCGGAGTTCGACGCCCTGCTCGCCGAACTGCAGCAGGCCAGCGCGGACCACTTCGGGGCCGACCCGGAGGCGGTGCTCTGGGGCGAGACCGCCTGGCTCACGGATGCCACCGCGAAGCTGAAGGAGATCGCGGACCAGCACTTCCGGCGGGGCGAGTACGCCCCCTGACGCGAGGCGGCTCCCGCACCGCCCCGACCGGCGCGCGCCGGCGGGGCTCGGGGTGGTAGCACCCGGCTGGTCGGGTGCCGAACCGGAGACCCCGACGATGAAGCTGACCGACACCCAGCGCATCATCCTCAGCCAGGCGAGCCAGCGCCCCGATGGCCTGGCCTACCCGCCCGAGCGGCTGCCGGCCGCGGCGCGGCAGGCGGTCGCCAAGGCGCTGCTGAAGCACGACCTGGTCATCGCGGTGCACCGCCCCGCCCACGATGCGGTCGCCCTCTGGACAGTGGACGGCGACAGCGTCCTGCTCAAGATCGCTGACGAGGGGCTGCGCGCCATCGGCGTCGAGCCGGCCACGCCGGCAGAGGAGGACGAGCAGAGCGAGGCCGCGATCCTGCGCCGCAACGCCGAGCGCCGCGCCACCGCCGAGGCTGCCGCGCCGGTGGCGGACAGGGCGCCGCTCGGTGGGGAGGACACCGCGCCGGAGGATGCTCCCGCGGAGGACGCCGAGACGGCCCAGACCGCGTCCCTGGCGGAAGACCTGGCCCTCCCGGACGAGGCGCTGACCACGCCGCCGGCGCGCCGCATCAGCCTGCGCGACGCCGCGCAGCGGGTGCTGGATGCCTGGGACGATGAGGCCAGCCAGCGCGACCACCTGGCCGACGCCATCGAGGCGCTGCGCGGGATCCTGGTCAGGCCGGGCCGCGAGGCCCGCGATCCGGCCGCACCGCGCAAGCCGCGCGAGGGCACCAAGCAGGCGCAGGTGCTGGCGATGCTCCGCCGCCCGGAGGGCGCCACCGTTGCCCAGATCGCCGAGGCCACCGGCTGGGCGCCGCACACGGTGCGCGGCTTCTTCGCCGGGCTGAAGAAGCGCCAAGGGATCGCGGTCGAGGTGCTGGAGCGGGTGCGCCAGGTCGGCCCGAACAAGGAGGGCGCGAAGGGCTCCTTCACGATCTACCACCTGCCGGGCTGACGCGCGCCAGATACTCGGATCACGCCGCCGTCTGCATGCCGCGGGCGGCGGCGATGTCGTCGAAGACCCGATCCTCCCCGCCCAGCACGGCCGCACGGCCCGTGAAGGCCTGCCAGCGGCGCACCGCGACATCGACATAGCGCGGGTCGATCTCCATCGCGAAGCAGACGCGTCCGGTGGTCTCCGCCGCGATGATGGTGCTGCCGCTGCCAGAGAATGGCTCGTAGACCCCGTCCCCGGGCGCGCTGTTGTTGACGATCGGCCGGCGCATGCACTCGACCGGCTTCTGGGTGCCGTGCACCGTCGCCGCGTCCTCGTCGCCGCCCGTGCTGATCGGCCAGAGCGTCGCCTGGTCGCGCGCGCCCTGCCAGTGGCCGGTCGCGCCCTTGCGGACCGCGTAGAGGCAGGGCTCGTGCTGCCAATGGTAGTCGCCGCGCCCCAGCACGAAGCGCGACTTCGCCCAGACGATCTGGCTGCGCACCACGAAGCCGGCCGCCTCGAGGCTCTCGATCACCGTGCGCGCATGCACCCCGGCGTGCCAGACATAGGCGACGTCGCCGGGGAACAGCGCCCAGGTCGCGCGCCAATCGGCGCGGTCGTCATTGGCGACGCGGCCGGTGCGCATCGTGGCCGAGACGCCGGCCGCGTTCCGCCACTCGGGGTCGTAGTTCACCCCGTAGGGAGGATCCGTGACCATGAGGTGCGGCCGCGCGCCATCGAGCAGCCGGGCGACGTCGGCCGCGCTGGTCGCGTCGCCGCAGAGCAGGCGATGGCGGCCGAGCACCCACAGATCGCCCGGGCGGGTGACCGGATTGGCCGGCGGCTCCGGCGCCGGCGCGTCGGGATCGCCACTGCCCACGGCAGGCGCATCCGGCGCCGCCTCGGCCAGGAGCCGATCGAGCGTTTCCCCGTCGAAGCCGAGCAGCCCGAGGTCGAACTCGTCGGTGCGCAGCGCCCGCAGCTCGGCGGCCAGCAGTCCCTCGTCCCAGGTTGAGTTGAGCGCCAGCTGGTTGTCCGCCAACCGGAAGGCCCGCGCCTGCGCCTCGGTCAGATGCCCGAGCCGGATGGCGGGTACCTCCTCGAGGCCGAGCGCCTTCGCGGCGAGGACGCGGCCATGGCCGGCGATCAGCACGCCGGCGTCGTCCACCAGCACCGGCACATTGAAGCCGAACTCGCCGATCGAGGCGGCCAGCTGCGCCACCTGCTCGGGCGGGTGCTGCCGCGCATTCGCCGCATAGGGGACGAGCGAGGCGACCGGCAGCCGCTCCACGCGCAGATCAGGCAGCATGCGCCGCCTCCCCCGCCTGGACGGCGTCGCCCGCACGCGCCGCGGCGACGGCGTCGTAGCCGCGGCCGTCCTCCGCCAACGTCACCGGCAGGTCAGGGTGCAGCATCCGCCAGCGGGCAATCGCCAGGTCGACATAGGCCGGGGCGAGCTCGATGGCGCGGGCGCGTCGCCCGGCGCGCTGGCCCGCCAGGATCGTCGTGCCCGAGCCGGCGAAGGGCTCGAGCACCGCCTCGCCCTCGTCCGTGTAGGCGCGCA